GCGGGGTGATTGGGTACCCCCCTTTCGGGGGCAACCCCTCCCCGACTCCCCCCCGTACACAGGCTCCGCGAAACGCGCCGCGCTGCGGCGCGCTGCGGAGCCTCCCTTCTCGGGGGGCTGCGCCCCCCGAACCCCCCCTTGGCGAGCGGGGCGAGGCAGGCCCACCAGAAACTCAACCGGGTGGGGGCTACACAGGGGCCGAGGAGGTGGCGCATGGACGCGACCGAGGGGCTGGGTGTGGGGCTTGTGGGCGGCAGCGGGGCGGCGGTGGCCCTCGCTGCGGCGTGGGATTCTCTGCCACCGTACCCGGGACCGAGTGTGGTCCCCCCGGTGACGACACCCGACCCGCCGTTGCTGCCTGCGGACGCTGGGGACCGGGAGTGCGCGCAGCTTCTGGTGCGTGCCTGGGTGGGCGCAGCGTTCGACCGTTTTGGAAAGCGATTGTGGACAGGCGGGGACGTGACCACGCGCCGGGATTATTCCACGCTGGTCAAAGCCGCTGACCTCATGCGGAAAGAGCAAATCCCCCCCGCCGCGTGGGCTGCGTTCTCAATGGACTACTGGCGCAAATATACCCCCAAGGGCTGCGACCCCACCGAACCGCCCGCCGCCCGCTGGGTCTACGCAGGGAAACGCCTCGCGGAACGTGCGGGCTGGTTCAAATCCGAGTGGTGCCAATACCGAGGCGGTCGGATTCAGTTGGGTGGCACCCACGCGGAGCTGCTGCGCCGATACACCCGGCTGATGCTCCTCGTTCGACAGGGCGTAGCAGTCCCCGACGCCGTGGCACAGACGTTCCCCCCGCCCGCTGACGACTACGAAACCCTGGCCGCACAGGCCAGCTACGAGAACCGCAAAACACAAACCGCGCTGCGCGAGGCCGCTGCGCGTGGAGAATGGCTGTGGTAACCAACCGCCCGACACTCTCAATCGTGACCCCCTCTGGTGCGTCAACCACCAAACGCCGGGACGCATACGAACTCGACCCGTCGTTCCTCGACGCGGTGGCGTACCTGTGCTGCGCCTCCCCTCGGTTCTGGTCGCAGATCGGACGCGAGATCGACGCCGACCTCGTGGCCGACGACACCGCGCGGCTGGTGATTGCCACCTGCGGGCGGTTGTCCCGTGATCTGGGGCGCGGCCCCGACTCCCCGGTGCTGGTGCTCCAGCAGATCCGCGCGGGCGTCTCGACGGGCAAAATCGCGCACAACGACCTCGTGGCCGCGTCGGAGCTGCTCGACCGTGTGGAGGACGTGGGCGTCCCTGCCGAGGACGGCGTGATTGCCATGCTGGCCCCGATCCTGCGCCGCAAGATGGAGGCTGACGCCCTCCAGCAGATGATTGAGGTCTACGGAAAGCGTGGTGATTTGACCGAGGTCATGGAGCTGGTTGCCAAATCCCAGCGACTCGGCAAGGTGGACCTCGACACGGGCACCCGCTTGGGGATGGGCTCGTTTTCGGAGATCGCCAAAATCCGCCAGATGCAGCGGCTCACGACCGGGGTGATCGACCTCGACATCCCGCTTGACGGTGGCCTCGGTCGCGGGTGTCTTGGTGTGGCAGTCGGTGGCCCTGGCGACGGTAAATCCATGTTCCTGTCGCACGTCGCCGCCGAGGGTTTGTGCAACGGCCTGCACGTTGTCTACGCCACGCTGGAGCTGCCCGAGGCCGTCGTGCTGGGCCGTCTCAAGGCCAACCTCACGGGTTGCTCAATCAGCGAGATCATGGACGGGCGACACGACCGGGCGGCGCAACGGCTGGAGCAGATGCTGCCGTATCTCGGGGCGTTCACGACAAAATATATGACGCCGGGTGCGACGACCGTGCAGGATATTCGCATCTGGGTTGAGCGGTGCGAGGAGGCGGCGCAGCGGCCCGTTGACCTGCTGGTGGTGGACTACGCCGACAAGCTGGGCGCGCCGAAAGAACAGAACGAGTACAACGCCATGAAAATCGTTTACGAGGGGCTGCGCCATTTCGCTGTCGAGCGGCAGCTCTGGACCTGGACCGCCTCGCAGGCGACCCGCGCCGCGGCAAAGGATCGTGCGGACGGCGCGCGGAAACTCGATTTGAATCATATGGCCGACTCGATGCACAAGGGCCGCGTGGCAGATTTGGTTGTGTCATTGAACGCCCGCGACGAAGGCCAGCAGATGGAGTTTTATGTTGCGAAAAACCGCATCGGACGCTCGCGCGTGACGGTCGGCCCCCTCCCCTGCGATTTCGGAACGGGTCGCATTTCCCCGGTGAACCGATGAGCCGCCAGCAGCGAGTCGAGGCTGCATTGGAGCAAGCCCCGTCCCCAAACGGGCAGGGGTACGCGCGCGCAAACTGTCCATTTTGCGACGAGCGCGTGGGGAAGCGGGACCGCACGCGCTGCCTGTCGATTCACGTTGTGACTGGGTTCTACGGGTGCTTCCGCTGCGGGATCAAAGGCAAGATGAAAGACCCGCAGTATGCGGAGGTGGACGACCTGCGGGACGCTGAGACACCCGCGGTCGCCCCGCTCCAGGCGGTCGCCCCACCCGAGGGGTTCATCCCCCTGTGGCGCGACCCCTACGCAATCGACCGCGAATACGCCCCCGCTCGGCAATACTTGAAAGACCGCGGATTGACCCGGGCAAAAGCCGCCGAGTGCCAGATCGGGACCTGCCTATCGGGGCGGTACGCGGGCAGGGTGATCGTCCCGGTGCTCGACGTGGACCGGGAGACGTGGCTGGGGTTCGTCGCGCGGGATTACACTGGGCAGGCCGAGCGAAAGTACCTGTACCCAAGCGGAATGGTTCGCCACCTGTGGAATCAAGCCGCCCTGCTTCAGCGTACCAGCGAGCCCGTGTATGTGGTCGAGGGGGTTTTCGACGCCATCGCGCATTACCCGCACGCGGTCGCCGTGCTGGGTAAACCGACCCACGAGCAGACCGCGGCCCTCGCTGCCGCGCAGCGGCCCGTGGTGGTGGTGCTCGACGGGGACGCCTGGGAGGAGGGGTGGGCGTTGGCTATGCGCCTGCGCCTCGACGGGGCCGAGGCGGGTGCTGTGAGGTTGCCGCCCAAGATCGACCCGGACGAGGTGGACCCCTATTGGCTGTGGGAGGAGGCGCGGGCCTCCCTCGGACTGCTGCATTGAGAAACCGCCCGAGGTGGGGGCTATACATGCGCGCCCCCTTGGGCACGGAGACACAAGCCATGACGCCCCTACTGATCCGATCCCTCGACATTGACGCCCCGGTCCTCGGCCAGACCCGCCGCGTTACCTACGCAGACGGCGCGCTCGCCTTGTATGTGCCCGCTGACCAGATTGAGCTCGTGCTGGCCCTGCTGGCGGGGGTCGCCCCCGCAGGTCGCAATCCCTGCTTGGACATCCAGGTGCCCAACGAGATCGGCCCCCGCGGAACCGCGGCCCCCGCACCTGCTCCCGTCATCCCTGCCGCGTCTCCCGAGGTCGCCGCAATCGTCGCCGCAGCCTACTCGCCCCCTGCTGACGACCCCGCGCTTGAGTTCCCCCCGCGTGGCGCGTCGATGGCGGTCCCTGCCGAGCCCACCCCCGTGCTGTCGTCGCAGGAGATCGCCTCCGCACCCGCCCCCTACGCCACCCCCGAGCCCGCGGTATCGGGCGGCGTGGCCGACACCCTCCGCAACGCGACCAAGCTCGCGGAGGTCGTTGGGTATCTGGTCGAGCAGCAGGGCATTCGTGAGCTGGACGCATTGGTCGCGGAGTGCCAGCGGCTTGCCCCCGAGGTGCCGCTACTGGGCAAGATTGCCAACCTGCCCTCCCGCATCGAACGCACCCTGTCGGTGCTGGGGTTCGCATGACCCCCCTGCCCCTGTATACGGGGGACGTGCGGGCGGTGGTCGAGCAGACCCCCGCCCGTGCTGTCTCTGCCGACTGCTCGGCGTGCGAACTCGCCACGACCGCCCGCACGGTCTGCGTGCCTGGGGACGGCCCCGAGGACGCTGCTGTGCTGGTGCTGCTCCCCGGTGTGTCTGACGCTGCCGACCGCGCGGGACACGTCGTCGCAGGCCCGGTGCCCGAGTGGGTACGCCGCACGCTCGACGCGACCGCTGTGCCCGTGCGCTACGAGGCTGCGATGCGCTGCCGGGTCGGCAGCTCGGTGCCCACCGACACGGTGCTCAACGCCTGCCGCCCGTACACCTCGGGGGCACTCTCTCGACGGTCGCGGATCGTGGCTATCGGGCAGGCCGCACACCGCCTGCTCCTCGGTCGCGCCCTCCCAGCGACGGTGCGCCGAGGGATCGCCCTGCTGTCAGACGGAACCCCTGTCGTGATGCTAGGCGACCCTGTGGCTGCGATGCGGAATCGGCTACTCCGCGCGCGGTACGAGGACGACCTGCGCTGGGCACTCACCGTCGAGGCCCCAGCATCTCCTTGGGGGCTCGTGACCCAGGTGGTGGACACCGCAGAGGACGCGCAGGCGGCGTGCGACGAGGCCCGCTCGTGGCCCTGGGTCGCGCTCGACGCTGAGTGGGCGGGTGTGATTGACGATCCCGACCACACCCTGCTGTCGATTGCCATCGGGACCGTGGGCGACCGCTCGTTCGTGTGGGACCGAGCGGGCCTCGCAGACCCCGCCACCGCGGAGCCGCTGCGCGCCCTGCTCCGCGACCGCTCGGTGACGGTCGTCGGTCACAATGCCAAAGCAGACTTCCGCGCCCTGCGCGCGTGGCTCGGCGGATGGCCGCGCGGCAAATGGACCGACACGCGAATGTTGCGGAAAGTCCAAGACGCCGAATCGTCTGGCGCGCTGGACGACCTCGCGGAGACGGTCGGGATGGGGGGTCACAAGGCCGAGGCGCGCGCCGCGCTGGAGGCCGCGAAGGCTAGGATCCGCAAGGGCGCGCGCAAAGCCGCAGCCGCAGACCTGTTTACAGACCGCAACGACTACGGGTCGATGCCCCGCCTGTACGAGTCCCTGCCTCGGGACGTTCTGCTCCGATACAACGCGCGCGATACCGTGGCGACCGCCCGACTGTACGTCTCCGAGACGGCTGCGCTTGCCGCCGACGACCCGGCCCTGCGCTACGTCCTGGAGGGGCTGGTCGTACCCGCCACGCTGGCGATCTGCCGGATCGAGCAGGCAGGCGTGCCCTGCGATCCCACGGGCCTCGGGGCGGTAGACGCGCTGTGGGCCGTCGAGCAGCAGCAGATTGAGCAGCGGCTGGTGACTGCCAGCCCCAACCCGTGGAAACCCGGCTCTCCCCGCGACGTGGCACGCGTGCTCTACACGGAGCTGGGGCTGAAATGCCCCGGCAAAACCGACAGCGGTGCGCCCAGCACCGACGCTGACGCCCTCGACAAACTCAAGGGGCAGCACCCGGTTGTGGACGACCTGCTCGCGTGGCGCAAGGTGTCGAAACTGCGGGGCACCTACTCGCAGGGATTGTCGTCCGAGGTGCGCCCGGACGGTCGAATCCGTGCGTCATTCCTGCTCGACGGGGCGCGTACTGGACGCCTGAGTTGTAACGCGCCAAACATGCAGAACGTGCCTCGTGGCGACACAACAAGCGGCAAGATGCTACGCGACGTGTTCGCGGCACGTCCCGGGTGGACGTTCGTGCAGGCCGACTACTCGCAGCTGGAGCTACGGGTCGCGGCGGGCCTCGCCAAAGACGAGGAGATGATCGCCGTTTTCAAATCGGGGGTGGACTACCACCTGCGGACGGCGCAGATGATCTCGAAACAAGCCTGGGGGATCGAACCCGAGGAGGTCACCAAAGTCCACCGAACCGCCACGAAGGCAGTCAACTTTGGCCTGCTCTACGGATCAGACGACCGCTCCCTCGCAGAGACGCTGGGGGGCACGGTGGCCGACGCAGCCAAGGTGCGCGCCGCCGTGCTCGGGCGGTTCAAGGGGTTGGCGGCGTTCATCCAAGGGTGTCTGCGGGATGCCCGCACGACAGGCGGGGCGTGGACAGTCTGGCGTGGACGCAAAGCCCGCCGCCGCCCGCTGTGGGGCATCGCAGACGCGGACGAATACCTGCGCGGGCACTACGAGCGCGCATCGTGGAACACCCCGATCCAAGGCACCGGGTCGGATATTTGCCTCGACGCTCTGGTGGAGATCGTGGATTGGATCGAGGCCGACAGCGTGCCCGCCGAGCTGGTGCTGCCGATCCACGACTCGCTAATGATTCACTGCGCCGATGATGCGCTGGACGAGGTCATCTACCAGATGCGGCGGATCATGGAATCGCGGTGGTGCGGCGAGTGTCCGCTCGCAGTCGATGTTGAGGTCGGCAAGTCGTGGGGATCGCTTGAGAAACTGAAAAAATGACGCACACATCCCCCTGGGTGCTGTCGCACCGCGCAGACCCGTGTATTCGCGCGCTTGCTGACCGCCACTACAACCGGCAAACGATAGGTTCGCCGCAGTTTGCCCCCCCCAGGTCGGTGTCTCGTGTTACGCACCCCCGACAATCTGGCGTTTTGGATTACGTCGTGGCAAAAATATGCGAAGCACCAGTGGCCGGGAGCTTGGGTCTGCTCTGCATTTCGCAACGAGGCCCCGGAAAAGTATCGGTCCAGTGAACTCATTATCGCCGCGATTTCTGCGACTCTGTGGCGGTATGGCGCGGCCCCCCCGCAGGGGATGATCACATTCGTAAACGCCGCAAAGGTGGCGCATAAGCGCGACCCCGGTCGGTGTTTTCTCCGCGCTGGGTTTACGTCTGCGGGTGTTACGCCAAAGGGGTTGTTGGTGTTTCACCTCGCGCCAGATCGTATGCCGCCCCCCGCGCCTCCCTGCGGGTTGCTGCTATGACGCGCGCACACCCCCGCCCCCTCAAAAAAACTCGCCGGGGCGGGGGCTATACAGGTGCGTCCCCTCGCAGGTGCGGCGGGACGGGCCAAGCCAAGGAGGCCAACGTGGGAACAGAGCTCTTGCACGACCTGTCAGTCGATCAGTACCTCGCGCAATCCGTGACGGTGGAACCGCTCCAGTTGGAGGAGGAGTTCGTTCGCCTCCCCGCCGACCTCGCCTACTGGCACGCCCGCGCTGCGGACGCCCTGCGCGAGTACCAGATGAGCAAGCTGGAGCAGGACAAGACCGAGGCGAACCTCCGCATCGTCGTGCGCGAGCACATCATCGCAACCGGGGGCAAACCGACCGAATCGCAGGTGGAGTCGGGCGTGATGCTGCGCCCCGAATACTCCGAGGCGCGTGCCCGCACAATCGAGGCCGAGGTCGAGTACCAGCGGTTGCGCGGCGTGTGCGAGGCCGTGCGGGTCAAGCGCGATGCCCTCGTTGCCCTCGGTCAGCAAGCCCGCGCGGAAATGTCCGATCCCGTCGTTCGCCAGCAGGTCGCAGACCGCAAGGTCGGCCTGCTTTCTCGCTAGTCATTCACGCACGCCACACAGGAGCACAACCACATGGGAAATCTGGCTCGATATGGTTCGTTCGACATCGGTGAGGCCGACAAGGCCGCAGAACAGGTCAAGTCCGGCGGTTCCAGCGATTTCATGAAGATGAAGGTCGGTCGGAACGTCGTGAGAATCCTGCCCCCCGCCCTCGGACAGCGCACGCCCTTCGTCACGGTTCACCAGCACTTCATCAAGCTGCCGACCTCCGCGAAGCCCGTTGTGTTCGCCTGCCCCCGTATGCACGACAACAAGCCGTGCCCTGCCTGCGCGCAGGCCGACAAGTTCCGCAAATCGGGCCGTTCGGAGGACCGCAGCGCCATGTTCGAGCTGCTGCCCAAGATGCGCCTGTTCGCCAACGTCATTGACCGCACCGATGGCGCGGTCAAGATCTTGGGATTCGGAAAGACCATCTACGAGCAGCTGATCGCGCTGCGCCGTGACCAGGACGCGGGCGGGGACTACACCGACCCGGAGAGCGGATTCGACATCATCATTGAGCGCACGGGGACAGGCGCGCGCGACACGGAATACCGCGTGATGCCTGCCCGCAAGCAGTCCTCGATGGGCGACCTGTCGATCCTTGACACGCTGCCCGACCTCCAGCGATTCGCAGAGGTCAAGCCGTTGGCCGATATTGAGGCGATGCTCCGCGGCGAGGAGCCGCAGCGGCGCGACCAGGGGCGCACCTACGACGCCGAGGCTCTGCCCGCCAAGCCCCGCGGTCGGTCGGTCGAGGACGACGTGTACGGCGACAACAACTCGGGCTGGTAGGTCAATCACCACAGGCGCAAACACGCGGGGCGGGTGCCGATACGGTCCCCGCCCCGCACTTTCAAGGGGTACACAATGGCGAAAAAGAAGCCCGCACAACCGACCGACGTTGTTCAGACCATTCTCGACGCGCTGCACAAGGCCCACGGCGGCGACTCCGCGCTGCGCCTGGGGGACGGCGCACCGACCGACGTGTCCGAGGTGATCCCCACCGGGGTCGAGTTGATCGACCGCCACCTGCTCGGGGTGGGCGGGTTCCCGGTTGGACGCCTCGTGGAGCTGTACGGGGAGGAAGGGACGGGCAAGTCCTCGCTGGTGTTCGCCGCAATCGCAGGGGTGCAGGCGATGGGGGGCCTCGCGGTCATGGCCGACACCGAGCAGGCCCTTTCGACCGAGCGTGCTGCGGTTTTCGGCGTGGATCTGACGCAGGTGATCCTGCTCCAACCCTCCACGCTGGAGGCCACCCTCAAGCAGTTGGAGACGACCCTACAGGCAATCCCGCAGGGTGTCGGCCCGATCCTGTTGGTGTGGGACTCGGTCGCTGCCACGCCCACCGCGCAGGAGGTTGAGGAGGGGCTGGACAAAGGCACCGCGATGGGGGTTCGCGCCCGGGTGATTGGCCTCGGGGTGCGCGTGCTGCTGCAAATGGCCGTCGAGAAACGCGCGTGCCTTTTGTTCGTCAACCAAGTCCGCGAGAAAATCGGGCTGGTATTCGGGGACAAATGGACGACCCCCGGCGGCGCGGCAATCAAGTTCGGCGCGAGCGTGCGCCTGCAACTTATGGGGGGCAAAGCGGTCAAGGACGGCGACAAACACGTCGGCAAGATCGTCACAATACGCACCAGCAAGAACAAACTGACCCCGCCCAACCGCACCGCGCGTGTGCGGCTTGATTACGAGACGGGCTGGAACGACTGCTGGACGACGCTGGAATACGCGAAAGACGCACAGGTGATCGGGGATCGTGAGCGCGGCGCGAAAGCCTGGGCCAAGGCGCGACTCGGCCTCGGGTGGACAGATTCGCTCGACACCCCGCTGCCAGGGGCACCCGTGGACGACAGCGGGGATACAGGCTCGGACGAGTAGACGCCAGACACACCAAAAAAAGTCAACCGGGTGGGGGCTATACAGTCACCGCCCGGTTGTTCGTTTCACCCCATCCCACCGGGCACGGAGGCACAATGCCAGTCACGCATCACCAGTACCCGTCCGACGACGTGTACGAGATCGAGATCCCCGAGGAGTTGGCCGATACCCTGCACAACATGGCGGCAGCCACGTTGTCTGACGAGGTGCGGTATCTGCTGCCGCAGTCGGAGTGGGTGCGCGCCACCGCAACGATCCTCCTGCGCCGAGCCGCTGCGGAGTACACCGCCACCGCGCAGCCCCAGGAGGAACGTCGCGGACGTGGCCCCGCCAAAGCGCACCTGCTGGCCCCGCACAAGGACCGCGTGGTGTCGGATTTGATCAATCACCTGTCGGAAACCAAGAACGCCACCATCGGCGTGATCTCCGGATGGGTGCTCGACACCATCTGCGCGGGGTCCAACAACAACACCTGCCCAGTCGATACCGACTACCTGGACAAATGGACGCAAAACCTCATGGTCGAGCTGCGCGCTGCCAAGATCGTGCAGATGCACGGGACGCGCGCGGGGGCGTACTACACGCTCGCTGACGTGATTCCGGCCGCCAACACCACTGCCGAAATCCCGTTCTAGCCGAGGCCCCCCCATGCGGATTGCATTCATCGCGGACGTTCACGTCGGAAACCACAAGCGCGAGGGTGGGCCTGTCGTCGCCGGGGTCAACCGCCGATGCACCCAGATTCTTGACGTGCTGCGCCGTGCGCTCATCGCCTCCCGAGACTGCGCTGCTGTCGTGATCGCGGGCGACCTGCTCGACAGCAGCAAAACCGAGCCCCAAGTGCTCGCGGCGACCCGTGAGGTGCTGGCCGACGTGGGCGAGGTCGGATACCTGCTGCTGGGCAATCACGAGATGCAATCCGCAACCCCTGGCGACAACAGCCTGCGGGTGTTGGCCGAATCAAACGTGTGCGTGCACGAGTCTCCCCGCGCTATCCCCATGCACGGGGGGACTTTGCTGCTCGTGCCCTTCCATCCTGGGGACGCGCGCGAATGGCTCCCCGTGGCGGTGGCCGAGGTCGCCGCCCTCACAAAAGGCCCGCGCGTGCTGGCGATTCACCTGGGAATCATTGACCAGGATACCCCGCCGTTCCTGCAAAACGCTCACGACGCAGTGCCTGTGCAACTCCTGCGGGATCTGATGCGGAAGCACGGGATCGACGCGGTGGTGGCTGGCAACTGGCACTCGCACAAAACGTGGGACGACGGAGCCATCGTGCAAATCGGCGCGCTAGTCCCGACCGGGTGGGATAATCCCGGCCTCGACGGGTACGGGTCGCTGATCGTGGTGGAAACACACGGAGATGTTGTGTCAGTTGACCGCCGAGAGATCCCCGGCCCGCGCTTTGTGGACGTGGGCAGCACGCTGACGCTGCCCCAGACCCCCGAGGGGACGCAGCTCTACGCCCGCGTTCGCGTCCCTGGTGGGGACGTGTCCGACGCCCGCTCGCGCGGGGACCAGCTGGTGTCGGCGGGGCGTGTGGCCGCGCTGGCCGTGCAGGTGGACGGCACCGAGGCTCGTATCGCTGCCCGAGAGTCCGCAGCCGCCGCCCGCAGCGCGGAGACGCTAGACGAATCGCTCGCGGGGTACGTTGCCCGCATGACTCTGCCCGTAGACGTGGACCGCGCAGCGGTACTCGCGCTGACCCGGCGATTCCTCGCAGGGGGTGCCGCTTGAACACCGACCATGTTGTGGCGCGCAGGATGCGACCACTCGCTGAGTGCTCGGAGGTCAATGGTCTGCTGCCTTTGGAGTGCGAGAACTGCGCCGATGTCATTCACATTGGCCTGCCCATGTCCGTGCCAAACGTCTGCGCGCTGGTAGAGGCATTTCGGCTTCTGCATAGTGACTGCGAAAAGGAGGACCAATGACCGAGAACCAGCGATTGCGGGAACTGCAAGAAGCCCGCGCCGCGCTGGCCGACGCCTACCGTCGCGGGGCAGAGGCGATGCGGGAGGCTGCGTCGGACGGGCTGGACTGCAATGATCCTGAGTGTTTGTGCTGTTATGGCGGAACTGACCGTGTCCGTTCCACACCGATCCCGGAGGATAAGTAATGCCAAACTGGAGCGACGAGAACGGGAACTGTCATTTTGAGGTGAATGGAATCCCCTGCTACCAAAGCCCAGATAAATGCCCAACGCACGGCGGTTCATGGGGGGCTCAGTCAAAGACCAAGAAACCGACCAAGACAACGACGGAACTGACTCGTCTTCGTCGTGAAAATGCCGACATGGCACGTGCCCTCGACGAAGCCGTCAAGATCCAGAAGAAGGCGGTTGCTGACGCCTACCGTCGCGGCGCAGAGTCGATGCGGGAGGCGGCAGCAAGGGCTTGTGAGGCATCGTCGTGGAAAAGACCCGACGAATACTTGGCGCAAGAGTGCGCCGACGACATCCGATGTCTGAAGATACCGGGGGACAAATGACTGAGGTTGATAAACTGAAGTGGCTGCTTGAGGAAGCGCGAGAGTTTGTGCGCCCTCTGAGTCAACCATGCATAGCGCCTACTTGTATTGCCTGTGACTTGACCGCCCGCATCGACGCCGCGCTTGCGGAGCCAGTAACAGGCAACTGTCTCCGCTGCTGGGCGTTGAACGAGATGCGAGTCTCTGACCAGCGCAAGAACGACGAGGCCCAAACCGAACTGCGTAGTGCGTACGCGGAACTGCAAGAAGCCCGTGCCGCATTGGCCGACGCCTACCGTCGCGGGGCAGAGGCGATGCGGGGGGCGTCAATAACGGCACTTGGGAGCAGCCTGGGGTGCACGCACGCTCGGTGCTGGTCGTGCCCGTCTCCTGCGGAGACTATTCATACCCTGCCGCTCCCGGAGGACAAATGAGTTACCGCGCTGGGATTGGTGGCGGGATGGCCCGCCTGGGATTCGAGCCCCGCGACCCGCATATCGTCCGCGACGGGTGCGGCATGGTCCGTCGCCTGGACGGCCGCACGTCATGGGCACCGCCCGCATGGTTCTTGAACGGGAAGCCGCCGCCGGGATGGGGCGGAACCCGAAGCGCAGACGGCACAGCCCGCACGGACTACTGCCCGCGATGCAAACTGGCTGCGACAATCCGAATGGGTAAGTGACCAGCAAACAACTCAAAAAGACCACGCACCGAGCGAATTGTGCGGTGGGGGGGGTGGAAAATGAGCGACACAGCATGTAAACAGGTGCGCTGGGGCTGGTACTACCAGGACAGTTCTGTAAATGCTACGTCCACCGATTTGTGGGAGATCCTGTTCGCTGCGGTTGAGGAGGCGAACGAGGACGACCGGCTTGATCGGTTGCGGGTCGGTCTGATGTGTGATCTTTCGGTTGATGACCTGTTGACCTCTGACGATGTGATCTCGCTGGCGCAGGACGGACGACTGTCACCAGACGAAATCGTTGACGTGGTCAACGCACGCGCAGGTGAGCGAATCGCGGGAGGACACGCCTATCTCGCAACCGCTGACGCCAAGATTGCTTTTCGTCGTGTGATTCAAGCGCATACGAACGAGATCAACGGCGCAGATGATGTGGTCCTGTGGGCTCAAGAGTACATCACGCTTGATCCGAGCACATATTGTGACGGGCGAAACCCCTTACCTATTGAGTACGTCGAGGGTGAGTGGAGGTGTGGCTGCAAGGACGTAGAGCCACCTCCTGCTGGCGCGTGTATCGTATTCACGCCCGAGCCGTCCCCCGAGACTGGCGACGTTGGTTGGTGCTGGTGGGCGTTTGGTCAGATGGGCTCCGCTCGCACGCTCATGGAGGCCAGAGAACGATGCGAGGCCATTATCTCGCGGGCACTCGGATTGGGGGACGAATGACCCGTAAATGGAAGGGCGGCGATCGTGTGGTTGTTCGACTGGCAGACAACACGACCATTCCGGGTCGCGTGCTGCGTGCGCCCTGCGAGTGGCGAGAAGGCTGCGCCGTGACTGTGGATTGCGATGACGGCTGGCGTCGGTACGTCGAACCTGCGCGGTTGCGCCCCGAACTGCGTGTGGTGCGGGGGGGATTGGAATGACCAGCACTCCATGTCCCTGCTGCGGTGTGCACGCCTTCCCGCCAAAGGTTCCGAGGGTCGACGAGGTGCCGTGGGGTGACTGCGCGTGCTCGGATTCCGTGACGTGCATGGCGCACAGGCTGGGGGCGGATGACGTTCCGCCCCGACCTGCGGACGCCACACTGGCTGAGAAGGGGCAGCAAATCTACACCCGGCGGCTCAAAGACTACGCCGACCAAATGCGTCGGTTTGCGGAGTTCAAATGACTGAGCAGGTCTATTTCGTCGAATGGGGCGACTGCTCTGCATATGTCCGCGCTGTATCGAGAGACAAGGCCAAGGCGCGGGCCATGCGTTCCGCGCGCGAAGCCGGGTACTGGAAGCCAGGGCAGTCGCTCAAGGGACTGCGGGCCATCGTCGCAACTTACGTGCCGCCGGACGCACCGGTAATGGATTGCCCATGACCGAAGAATACCTACAGACCCTACTGGCCCGCCGCCCCGACGACGCCGACATCGCGGACCTCGCGGCGGCGTGGCGCAAACAGCGCGACACAATCCAGGCGTTCACCGCCCAGCAATCCGCCGACCAAGCGGCGGCACGGGCAGCGGGCCTCACGCACGACCAGATCCGACAGGCACTCGGTGAGTACGCGGCGGGCGAGATCAGTTTCGGTCGGGTGATCGAGCTGATTCGCACCGCGGCAAAAACCTTGGCGGAAGGGGGCCATACATGACCGGGCCACAACTGATGGACGCGGGGGGCGAGTGGATGCGGAACACGATCCTCGACCTGTTGTGGGAGCGATACGAGGATCTACGCTCGACCAACAAGGTTGATTCGCTGACTGCTCGCACGGAGATTCGCTACCTCGCGCGCCAGATTCGTGCCCTGCCGCAGATCCACGGCGCGCCGTCGCCCCACCCGCCGATCAAGCCGCCCGCCACCGAAACCTCAAAGGACGCCGAATGAATATCCAGCAGATCACGCTACGAAACTTCACGACGCACAACGCGCTGACCGTCACGCTGCCGCGCACCGGGGTCGTGCTGGTCACAGGCCCCAACGGGTCGGGCAAATCCTCGCTGATCGAGGCGGTTGCGACGACGATCTGGGGCAAGACGCTGCGGGGCACGACCCCGTGGCGTCCCGACGACGCAGGGCGTGTCGAGATCACCTCCGACGTGGTGTGCGCCACCCGCACGCGGAAGGGGGCGCGAGGTGGGGTGGAGTGGCACCGCCCCGGCGAGGCCCCCGTCGAGTGGGAAACGGCGACCAAAGCCCAGGACGCACTAGAGGCGGTCGTCGGCCCGCTGGAGGTCTGGCGGCGCACGTCGGTCCTGTCGAGCGCGGACGCGGCGACGTTCACACTGGCCGCAGATGCCGACCGCAAACGCCTGCTGGAGACGCTGCTCGGGCTGGAGCGGTTCGATCCCGCGCACGAGGCGGCACGCGCGGCACTCCGCAAAGCCGAGGCCGCACTCGCTGGTGCGGAGGCCGCCGTCGCGCGCGAGCAGGGCCGGGTGCAGGCTGCGGAGGCTGCGCTCGCCCGTGCCCAGGGGATCGCGCCCCCCGAGGCAGTCCCCGAACCACCCGCCGACGCCGAGGAGCAGATGCGCCGCCTGCGTCGGCAGTCCGACGAGGCCGCAGCCGAGGCTCGCTCGATCCTGTCGGGTGCGCGTGGGGACGGGGAGCGTGTGGGGGCCGCTCGCGCAGCCGCCGAGCAGGCCACCACACGCGCGCACCGGCTGGCGTGCGGCACCTGCCCCACCTGCGCCCAGACGATCCCACCCGCGCTGGTCGAGCGTCTGGCAGGCGAGGCAAACACCCTCACCGCCAGGGCGACCGCAGCCGAGCGTGCAGCCCGAGCCGCTGCCGCTGCCGCGCAGTCGCAGGCCGACGAACTGACCGAGGAAGCGTCCCAGCTTCAGCGGCGCGCGACCGACCTGCGTCAAGCCGTGACACGGGCAGCAGACGCCCGTGGGCACGCGCAGCGGGTCGCTGCCGCAGTCGGGGAGGCACAGGCCGCGCTCGCCTCTGCGCGGGCCTTCTGCGAGGCTGCACAGGCCCCGGTTGACGCTCTGCGCCGAGAGGTCGCGGAGATCACCGCAGCCGTCCAGGTGCTCGGCACGCGCGGGGTGCGCGCCCACGTCCTCGGGTCGGCCCTCGCCGGGGTTGAGGCTGCGGCCAACGAGTGGTTGCACCGAATCTGCGGGGAGCGGCTGCGCCTCTCCCTGTCGGCCAGTACGGAGCGCAAATCCGGGGCGGTGGCCGACGCAATCGCGCTGGAGGTCGTCGGGGCTGGCGGCGGGTACGGCTACCGCGCAGCCTCGGGTGGGGAACGGCGGCGCATCGACGTTGCCCTGCTGCTGGGGCTGGCCGAGGTCGCGCAGGCCGCGCACGGTCGCACGGGTGGGACGCTGTGGCTGGATGAGGCGTTCGACGCGCTGGACTCAGACGGGGTCGCTGCTGTATGCGGCGCGCTGTCCGAGCTGGCCGAGTCGCGGTGTGTCGTGGTGGTCACGCACTCCCCCGACGTGATCGGCAACCTGCGGCCCGCCCTGCGGGTCACGATGGGGACTTGATGTCCACGCCTGCTGTAGTGGTGCCCACTGAGATCGTTCATCGGAGTCTTGCTGACTTGATTCCATATGCGAAGAACGCGCGAACGCACTCCGCGGACCAAGTTGCGAAAATCGCAAAGTCCATGCAAGAGTTTGGCTGGACGAACCCGGTTTTGATTGATGGGGAGAACGGCATCATCGCGGGGCACGGGCGCGTGCTCGCTGCGGAGACGCTGGGGCTTCAATCTGCCCCGTGCATCGAGCTGCGGCATCTGACAGAAGCGCAGCGGCGTGCGTATATCCTCGCGGACAACCAACTCGCGCTACTGTCTGACTGGGACGAAGCTCTGCTCGCGCAAGAGGTCGCACAAATCGCCGCGGCGGGGGGCTCGCCTGTTGACCTGGGGTTTGACCTTGGCTGGCTTGATTCCGTGCTGTCTCAGCCCGAGGACCCGCAAGTCCCATCGAACGATCCAGACGCGGTTCCCGCACTCACCGTGACACCCGTAAGCCGCACGGGTGACGTGTGGGTTCTCGGTCCCCACCGCGTAATGTGCGGGGACTCAACCGTTCAGTCCGACGTTGACACGCTGTTGTCTGGCACGCTGTGTGATGTGTGCTGGACAGACCCGCCGTACAATGTCGCGTACAAGGGGCGCGCTGGAACGATTGCAAACGACGACATGTCTGACGCCGCCTTCAATGACTTTCTCTTGCGCGCGTACACATGCATGTTCGCTGCGCTGCGCTCGGGGGGGGCAATATATGTCGCACACGCAGACACGGAAGGGTACGCATTCCGCTCGGGATTCGCGCGTGCGGGGTTCAAACTGGCCGGTTGTCTGGTTTGGAAGAAACAATCTCTAGTATTGGGCCGCTCCGACTATCAATGGATTCACGAACCGCTGCTTTACGGGTGGAAACCCGGCGCAGCGCATCAGTGGTTTGGTGGGCGAAAGCAGACGACAGTCCTCCCCGCAGACGTGCCTGGTGTTTTGGTAGACGACGCGGGGCGGTACACACTGCAAGTTGGCGACGACATCCTGGAGATCCACGGCCCTGTGTCCTTGACGACCATGCCGACATCGGTGGTCAGTCATGCAAAACCCGCGCGGAATGGCGAGCACCCCACAATGAAGCCCGTGGGTTTGATTGAGCGAATGCTGCGGAACTCTGCCCGCGCTGGCGATGTCGTGCTTGATTTGTTTGGTGGCTCTGGCTCCACGCTGATTGCGGCGCACAACCAAAAAATGGCCGCGCGGTTGATGGAGCTAGACCCGCGTTTCGTGGATGTAATTGTCCGTCGATGGCAGGAGTACACGGGTTTGCGGGCGCACCACGCACAGACTGGGCGCGCGTTTGATTCATCACTGGAGGGGTAATGCAACGCATCGAATACGTCCGACTGAGCGCGGTGGAATGCTGGCCGCGGAACCCAAAAGCCCATGATCTGTCCGCGATCCAAGCCTCCCTGCGCCGATTCGGATTCGTCGCCCCCATCGTGCGGGACGACTCCACGGGGCGGCTGGTCGCTGGGCACGGGCGGCTGGAGGCCCTGCTCGGACTGCGCCGCACCGGGCAGACCCCACCTGCGCGCATCGAGGTCGAGGCGGACGGCGAGTGGCTAGTCCCTGTCCTCTGCGGGGTGTCGTTTGCCAACGAACGCGAGGCGGAAGCGTATTTGCTCGCCGACAATCGTCTGACCGAGGTCGGTGGGTGGGAGGAGGCCCTGCTGGTGGAGGCTCTGCGTGACCTGCGCGACGTGGACGGCCTCGCAGGGATCGGGTGGTCGAGTCGGGAGGTGGATGCGCTGATCCGCGCTGCCGACCGCGCCGCAGCCCAGGCGGGAGACGAGCCTGCCGACGCCCCTGCGGGCGACGATCTGCTCGACGCCAGCGGCACCGCAGACAAAGAGGTCGTGTTGCACGTCTCCACACAGGAGGACTACGTTTCCCTAGTATCCCGCCTGCAATCCGTGATGCGGGAGACGGGCGCATCTGACTTCACCGGAGCGGTCGAGCACCTGCTGGAGTTCTGGGAGGCCGACCGCATCAAGTGACACCCGTCGATTGTTGTTGCATCGTGTAGCACGCTGTGGCATAAGTCTGGACATCAAGAGGGCGCGCATGGAGCGGCCCTCCAAACTCAAAGCAAGGAGCACACGCCATGACCGCCGCCGACCTGCGCTACATGCCCCGCAAGATGCTGACCCGCTTCGACAACTTTCTGGCCCGGCGCGACCTCGCCCGCTCGCTGATCGTCTCGCACGGGCACCAGATTGGCACGGAGAAGCGGTCGGCGTCCCACGCGGTCTGCGTGTTCTGCGCCCACTGCGGCAAGGATCTGTGGGTGTCCCCCACGGGCAGCGTGTGCGGTGACGCGCTTAACGCCCCCTGCACTGCTGCCAAGTAACCACCCCGCCAAGCCCCCCAAGCCCAACAGGAGACACACACCATGAACACGCTGATTACGATCCTCGCCCGCGCCACGCTCGCCGCCTTCGCAGTCGTCATCACCTACGGCGCGCTGATCGCTCTGCTCGCCCCCTGCCGCTACCCGGACGTTTTGGGTGCGCTGGCCCACGAGGGGCAGCTGTGGGCCGCTCGGATCTCGGGCGGGGAGTTGCCCGGCGACTACGACGAGTGCTCGGCCCCCGACTCGGGCACCTACGAGCTCCCCGAGGGCGACGTGCTGCCCACGGACAACGGCTAGGCCACCACATCACGGACAAACGAGAGGGGGGATCGGCACCGGGCCGATCCCCCCTCTCTGCTTGCGGGTCAGTCCTGCGTGCTACACGCCGCAGACCCCACCGACGCACCGCTCCTCGGTTTCCTCGTACACAACGCCTTCTTTGCCCGCGGCCTCACGGTAGGCTACTGGGGTGAGCGGCTGGCCCCCGCGCGCGCCGTCTGGGTAGACGGTGATCCCGCGCAGCCGGGGCAGATACCGCAGCAGGATCTCCCCGTAGATCGGCAGCAGGTCGGCGTTGTTTCCTGCCGACCCCCAGGGCGGAAGGTTGATCGTGCTGGAGATCGCCATGTCCACATACTCCTGCACCCACGCTTGGAACGCAAGCCGCCGCTCCATGTCGAGGGCGAGCGTGGTGGCGTCCTCGATAGCGTCGGGGTCCACCCCCGCATCGACCAGACGCTTCGCCGTGGGGTCCACGACGTACTGGTACTGCCACACGTTGTTCGGCCCGAGATACCGCCGCTTGTACGCGGCGCAGAAGATGGGTTCGATTCCCGTGGTCGTTTCTGCCAAAATCCCGATTGTGCCCGTGGGTGCAATCGCCCGCACCGCCACCGGGCGGGACAGGGAGTGCAGGTCGGCCCAGTGATCAGCCCACGTCCGGGAGTCGTCTCGGTACACGGCGAGCCATTCCCCGAGGGCGGCGTCGGGCTGATAGCGTTTGCCACGCGCGAGCAGCCATTCGTGGAGTCCCATCACCCCGAGGCCGAGGCGGCGGTTCTTGGCGCGTACCACGGCGACCCGATCATACGGTGTGTCCGAGTAGACGGTCCCCGCGAGCAGGAACCGCGTGGCGATCCGCACCACCTCGCGCAGACGCTCGACCGACTCCACGCGCGCAAGGTTGATCGACCCCAGGTTGCACACGTCGCTGTCGTCCTCGCTGACGACCTCGGTGCAGGCGTTTCGCAGGGATTCTCGGCGCTTGCTGCCAAGGTTGATCGCAAAACCAGGCTCGCCGTGGCGAAACATCGCAGCCACCGTGGCGGCGTACACCCGGCGCGCCTGCTCGTGCTGTGGGTGCGCCTGGTCGGCCATCGCAGCAAAGAAATCGTCATCCAGCCCCACGCTGACGTTCGTCATGTCGAGCGGGGCATATGCGTTGAAATCCTTGGCTTTCTGCGCCTTGATGTGCTCGGGCCAATCTTTCGCTGCCAGAAACTCGGGCACGTCGGGGTGCGACCAGACGAGGCCCGCCCAGATAGCCGAGCGGCGGTCGCCGCCCTGGCGAATCCCCCTGCCGACTTCGTTGATCATACGCATCAGCTCGACGGGGCCGCTCGCCACACCCCCGGTGCGACGAATCCTCGACCCGCGTGCGCGAACGTCCGAATACTCGACACCGATGCCAGCTCCCGTCTGGAGGGCGAGGGCGCATTTCGCCAACAGGTCGGCCCAACCCTCGCGGGAGTCCTCGGCCCTAATCAAAGCGCAGTTATTTGTCTGGTGAAACTCTTTGCCCGACGCGTACAGATAGCGCCCACCCGGCAGGAACTCTCGGTTGGCAATCACTTCGGCAGTCTCGCGCACGGCATCGCTGTCGGGCGCGTACCCGAGCGCGCCGAGAACATGGGTCGCCACACGGATTGCCGTCTGACCCCATTCGGTTTCCAGCAGGTTTCCTGCGTTGTCGCGCAGGGCGTATTTGTGCAGGTAGATGGAGCGCGCGAACGCGCTCATGGTGTCTTGTACTCGCATGTGGTGGTGCCTCCGACCTCCCGCCGCGGGAGGGGGGCGCACCCTATCGCACGCGCACGCACCCCTGCCACGGGTGCGTGTCACGCCGTTGCGGGGGCAAGCGGCGGTGTGGTACACGCCCGCGCACCATGCGCGAAATCCGCTTCTGGCACTTTGCTCTGTTGATCCTTGGTGTGTCCCTGTTCGCTGCGGGGTCGTGTATCCGCCCCACCGCGTTCGACGGGGACGGTGCTGAGTACGCTGCGCGCCGAGACGCAGACGTGGCCCGTTGCCTGCGGTTCTGCCAGCAGGAGACGGCGCGGATTATCTGGTACGCAGACGGTGGGCAGGAGTGCGCCTGTATCGGTGGCGAGGCACTGGACCGATGACACTCGACGAGGACGTGATCGTGTATGTGACCCCGCCGCGCGCATCGCGGCCAACGCGCGGACAGGGTGGCGGGATGATCGAGGTGATTTGTGGGCCGATGTTCGCTGGAAAAAGCACCGAGCTGCTGCGCCGCGCGGAGCGTTTGCGCCGTGGCGGGCAGCGTGTGCTCGTCGTCTCCCCTGCGCTGGACACCCGCGCGGGCGCGGACGTGGTGCAGACACACGACGGGGCCACGCTGCCCTGCGTGCGCGTGGCCGGGGCCGAGGATCTGCGCGATGCCGTGATGACCCGGCTGGGTGAGATCGACGCCGTGTGCGTGGACGAGGTGCAGTTTTTCCCCCTCGCCGTGCTGACTGTCCTGCGGGAGATCGCGTGGTGCGGCGTGCGTGTGATCTGCGCGGGCCTCGACTTGGATTGGGCAGGTGAGCCGTTTCCGCTGACGATGCACCTCCTCGCCGTCGCGGAGAAGGTCAAGAAGCTGTCGGCGGTCTGCGCGTGCGGGGCTGACGCCGCGAAATCCTACCGACGCCACGCCTCGACCGAGCAGGTGGTGGTCGGCGGGGCCGACGCCTACGAGGCCCGCTGCACCCGGTGCTGGGAGGACGGTCATGCCGCGCGCTCGGTCGCGTACTGAGTCTCTGCGGGCTGCGTATCTGCTCGGGCAGGAACGCATGCAGCGGCGGATCGTGGCCGAGTTGCTGCGCCGTGCGCGCCTCGCGCGCGAGGTGATTGGTGACGGCGCGTGGAACATCGAGCCGGGCCTCCCCGGTGCGTTGGAGCGCGCCGCCGACACCATAGCGACGTGGCCCCTGGATATTGACCCGCCCCAGGGGGTCGCGTGAGATCCCGCCAGCTCCCCCGAGCCGAGCAGCAGACCCTCCTCGCCTCATGGCGTGGTGGCGACCTGCGCTCGCGGGATCGGCTGGTCGTCGGCCTGCTCCCCCTGGTGCGATTCCGTGTGCGCTCGCTGGTCAAACAGAAACCAATCGACGACGAGCTGCGCGAGGATCTGGTGTGCGAGGGCGTCGTCGGTCTGCTGCTCGGACTGCGCCGATACGATCTCGCCCGCACCGACATCGCGCCGTTTTCGTTCGCCTCGCATTATGTGGACCTGCATATCCGCGAGGCGATGATCCGCTTGATCCCTGCGGTTTCGTATCGAAACTACATGGCGTGGTGGCGACAGCCGAGCCGCACGCTGGAGTCGGGGGAGTCGCTAGAGGTGGCGCGCACAGGTGGCGACGACGGGGTGCCTCTGCTCCCCCGGCTGGCTGACACGACCGACGCGCTGGACGACCTGCTGTGCGCGCGCGAGGACTCCCGCGATGCGACCGATCTGGTGCGCGCGGCCCTCGCGGGGGAGACGCGCGAGCGCATCGACCTGTTCTTGCGGCGGTACATCTACGGGCAAACGCCCGAGCAGATCGTGGAGGCGTTCGCCGCGACGTGGCCGCACTGGTCCCGGCAGCAGGCGCGCGAGATCCCTGCGGAGATGCTGGTGCGTTTGGTGACTGCGCTCGGCGGCACCCGCGACCCTGCCGAGGTGGCCGAGCTGCTGGCGCGTGCCTACCGTGCCGACCCCGAGGCCCCGCCGCCTGTGCCTGTCGCCGTGCGGTTCGCCCTGCTCCCCGCACCCGCTGCCAAGCCCAAACGCCGACGCTGAAGAAAGTGTCAGGGGTGGGGGCTATACAGTGTCGCGCGGGCATGACGCCACGCGCACAACAGCCCGCGAGCGCGGGCAGGGAAATGACAATGCGACTGCTGATTATGACCGATCCCGATGGCCGTTACTTTCTGGGCAAGACCACCCTGCGCCATGTGGACGCCGACCTGCTCTCCGCGCTGACGGATCTGCTGCGGGGTGGTGCGGTCGAGCGCGTGGTCGGGGTGGCTGACACCACCGCGGATCTGCCTGTGGACGATGCCGACCGTAGCATCACGCTCGCGCTGATGGATGCCTACGAGACGCAGACCACTCTCCCCGCCGCGCTGAAAGACCTGCGATACGCCTACCCGCAGTACGACCGCAGCGTGGATCTGATCGGTGCGCTGCTCGACCGCTGCGCGTTCCTCCCCGACCCGGCCCCCGCTGCGGAGTAGAGTCCGCGCACACGGATTCGCTGCGGGGGCGCGGGGGATTCCCTCTCGCGCCCCCGTCGCACGGAGGCCCCATGTTAGAATCACCGCCACGACAGCGCGACCACAACTACACCGACGAGGAAATCTCCACCGCCGATTTCGTGGAGCTCGGGACGATCCGCGACACGCTGCTGGAGCAGATCGCTACGATCCAGCGGCAGATCGCCTCGCGCGCACAGTCGAGCACGCTGTCTGCTGCCGCGTACCACGCCTGGGTGAAAACCGCGCAAAACGCGATCCACCTGCGGGAACGCCAGCTGCGAGACGTGAAAGTCCGCACCAACGCGCTGCGCCGCGAGGTGCGCGCCCAGCTCCCAGGGGGTGATGCGTTCCTGTACGACGTGACCCGGCTGATGGGGATGCTCCGACGCCTGCGCTCGGAGGGGTGCAGCCTGTCAGACACCGACGAGGAGGTCATCGTCCGACTGGAGCGCGCTATCGACGGACTGAGTTACGACTCGGGCTACGGCCCCGTGACCGTCGAGGATCTGGCACCGTGACCGCGGAGGCCAGCACGCCCCCCGCACCCGACCGCCCTGCGTTCTCCCTCGCGGTTGCCCTGGTGACGCACCAACTCAACGACGACGAACGACTACTGCTCGCCAATCTCTGCCGCTCCCTCGCGGGCCTCGTGCCCGAGATCGCCACCCGGCTGGAATGACACAAAGGAACACAAAATGCTCGCAGACGCCTTGTTCGTTGGCTTGCTCGTTGGTGCTGTGTGCGGGATCGCCCCGCTGATCCTCGCGCTCAAGCGAGGGCGCGACCCCTACGGGATCGGCGCGCTCGTTGCGTGTTCCATCGCGGGGGCGATCCTCGGACTGCTGCTGGCACTCCCCGTCGCTGGGATCGCCTGCGCGCTGATCCTCGCTACACGCACAGACTAGTGCGGGGCTGCACCCTCCCCGCAGGACCGCACGGTGGGATGGTCTCGCCGTGCGGTTTTTTTTCGACCCCCTGAAGATTGTTGTTGCGCGGTGTGGCGCACTCTGGCATAAGTCCACCCATCAAGAGGGCGCGCATGGAGCGGCCCGCAACACACCAAGCCAGACCGCCCCGACAGGGGCACGGAGTATCCAATGACCCGCATCAACATCCACATCGACCTCGGCTCCACCGACTCCATCCCCGAGGCCGCTCCCCGCTCGGTTGCTCGCTTGGCCGCGCTGGTCGCCCGCGACGTGCAGGCCGCTTGGCCCAAGGCCGACGTGACGGTCTCCACCGCCAAGACCCACGGGCAGGGTGGCGTCGAGGTGAGCGGACGCGAGGTGACCACCGCCGCTGTCGAGCAGATCGTGGACGCCTGCTGGCAGTCGCAGTCCGAGTGGGTGGTCTGCCGCCGCGCCCGCTAGGTCACCACGCACACACAAGCCCCACCAACCACCAAGCCAAGATCGCCCCGACAGGGGCACGGAGACTCCCAATGGCCCTCTCAATCGACATCAACGTAGGTGCTGACCTGCTGCTTGCCTTCCCCGAGGCCAACACCTCCGAGTCGATGTACCGCTACGCCACGCAGCTCGACTCGATGCTCTCTGCGGAGTACCCGGAGGCCGACGTGTCCTGGACGACCCACACCCGCAGCGGGCACACCGTGCGGATCCAGGTCGAGGACGAGATCAACGACCTGGACTGGCAGGAGCGCGATCAGATTGAGCAGAACTGCCGCGAGATCAGCAACCGCCTCTGGGAGTCCCAGACGTGGCTCGTCCTCGCTGACGCCTAGCCCACACGCCCACACGCCCACACGCCCCACAGGAGCCCCCCGTGACCCCCGACACCAGCACCACGACTCTGCCCACGATCCAAACCTACGGCACCCACGTCACCACGCTGCACGCGCTAGCCCGCACCGCGCTCAACGCCTTGGAGGTTGCGCTCGTTACCGTCCAGGAGTCCGCCCCGCACCCGCGCGACTACCCGAACCGCGACGATTGGACCCGCGCCGCTGCCGAGCACGCTGCACACCTCGCTGCGCTCCACGCCGCGGTCGAGCACTACTCCCGGCACACCGCCCACGTCTACGACGCCGTCTGTGCCTACCGCTCCCGGTAGTCCCGCGCACGCCCTACAGGAGATCCGACCATGCCCGGACATACACCCGACTCTGACGACGCCCTGCTCGCCACCGCCCATGCCGCCGCACAGACCGCCCGTGTCGATTGGCACGAGACGGAGATCGACGGGCTCTGGATCCACACCACGCTCTACGGCACCGCCCGCCTCGTGGTCCTCGACCGCGGTGGGGACGCCCCGCTGCTGACCTCCGTGACCCTACGCGCCCTCGACTCCACCGCCACCGATCAGTCCGACGTGCAGCAGGCGACCAGCACCTGCCACGGGTTCACCCTGGACGACGCCAAGCACGCCGCCCTCGTTGATGCTCACCTCCTGTTGTTTGCCTCCAGCCCCGACATCGCAGCCGACTACTACGCCGCGCAGCACAGGGCCGAGTCGTGAGCTGTCCCACCTGCACCGAACTGCGCCGCAAGATCCGCACCCTCCAGCAACAAATCAAAAAGCTGCGCGCCAAAGCCGAGACGCCCTGGGAGAAGCGCGAACGGATCGCCAAGCTGCGCGCCTCTCTCGCCAAGGGACGCGCCCGCAAGAAGGCCGCTCCCGCCCCCACCCCACCTACGCCTACGCCTACGGATTGACGCCCCCCCGGTAGACACCCAAGGAATCCCCGATGACTGCCCAGAACCTGCTCGTCCGAATCGAGACGACTACCGGCACAATGCACGACATCTACATGACCTCCCCGCAACTCGTGGAGCTGCGGCAGGCACTCGCCGCGTTGCAGACCACATACATCGACCTGCAACTCGCGAATGGGTCAACCCTCTACCTGTACGGCAGGCACGTTGTCTCCGTCACCAGCACCCCGCACCCGCACAGGCCCACCTCCGACGTGCGCCGCGTGACCGCCTGCGCCTACTGAGTGACGCCCCCCGGTAGACGCTCGCGCAATCCCCGACCAACACCCGCCGACTCCCTACAGACACCCCGATAGACTCCCAATCCGGGTGTCGTCGGGGTGTCTCGCTACCCTACGCACCCCCCGATTGGGTGGTCATCGGGGGTTGCACGCCCACCACGACCCCCGCTACGGTAGGAGGCATCATGGCAATCACCAAAATCTCACCGGAAATCTACACGATCCTGCTGGACGCCTACCGCAACGCTCCAGCCAGCCATCGCGCTGCTGCGCGTGCGGCACAGTGCTCTGAGAAAACAGCGACCCGCGCTTGGTCTGTCGGTTGGACTGAGACGCACGGTTGGGCACGCCCAATCCGTGAGGTGCTGGAGGCTGAAACGCTAGAAGCCCGCGCCCAGATGCTCCAACGCGAGCAGGACGAGCGCATCGCTGCCGCCCGCAGGGAGATCGAGGCCCGCCGGGAAGCCGCGCGCAAAGCGGAGGAGGAGCGCGAGGCAGGACGGCGGCAGGCGGTCGAGGCCCGCACGCAGGAAGGGCAGATGGTGCGCCTCTCCAGGGCCAACACCTTGGGCTTGCTCGGCTCGCTGGCGAAGCTCCAGCCTGCCGTCTCCCACCTTGCCGACCAGATCCGCTCCGCAATCCTGTCCGGGGCCGTCGATCCCTCCGACGCGGCCCCGTTGCTCAAGACGGTGTCGAGCGTGGTGCGTGACGCGATCACCGCCTCGCAGATCGTCGTGGAGCTGGAGCGGCTGCATGTGGGCAACCCGACCGCCATCATCGGGGTGCAGTCGATGGAGATGTCCGCGGACGAGGCGGTCAGAGAGATCGAGGACGCCAAGGCGGCACTGGACCGCGCGCGTGCGTTGGGGTTGTCCGTGCTCGCCGGGGGTGCGTCGTGACCGAGCAGGATCTGACCGCAATCGAGGAGCGCGCCCACCGTGCGACTCGGTGGGTGACACCCTGGGCCGACGACGCCATGACCCGCTCACACTCAGACGCCCTCGCGCTGCTGGCTGACCTGCGTCTGGCTCGGGAGCAACTGGCCGACCTCCAAGCGATGCGCGCGCGGCTCGTCGCGCTGGTTCGCACGCTGGACGCAGCCGTGGATCTGTCCCGACAGGCTGAACGCAGGGCGCGCCGCGCGGGGGACTCCGAGGGCGCGTATTTCTCACAGGTTATGCAGGACTTTGCCGAGCAGCACCGCTTGCGCTGCCTCGCTGTGCTGGGGGAATCGTGACACTCACCGAGGCTGAGTTGGAGTTCGATAGGTTCGTCGCCACCCGCCGCGCGCAGGGCCGGGTGACCTACGGGCAGGGTCTGGAGCACACGGACGCGCGGTGGAACTGGGAGCGCATGGCGTTGGAGGAGTTGGCCGACGCCTGCCAATACCTCGTTGCGCAGACGATTCGCTTGCAATACGCGCTGGACGAGGCCCGTGGGAACCACATCATGTTCGTGACAGGGTTGTGCAAAACCCTGGGAGTTTCGGAGTTGGACGCCGCCGGGGTGCTGTCGCGGGTGCAGTCGTTGACCCACGCCGCCGCCGACGTGCGCGAGCGCGCCGCCCGTGAAATCGACTGCGTGCGCGGGGCTGGCTGCACCGACCCGTCGTGCGACTACGCTGCGACCGCGCGCCGGATCCGACGACTGCCGATTGGCGGGGAGGGTGGATGCTAGGCATCCCGCACCAACGCCGTGAGCAGGTGTCCCGCGACATCGAGATGCTGGAACTGCGACAGCTCGCAGCGCAGGCACGCGCAGCCCGAATCGTGCTGGCCCGCCACGACAGCGCGGAGCTGTCCGCCCTGGTGATGCGGGACGAACGCTCCCCGACGTTCACCTCGATGGTCCGCCCCACCCCCGAGCAGCAGCGTTGGCACGCGCTCGCGGGCAAGCACGACCGGTTGGTGATCTGGGCGCACGACGAGTCGGGGCGCACGGCGTTCGCTGCGGGGCGCATCCTGTGGGAGTTGGGGCACAACCCGGACTTTCGGGTGCTGGTGGTGGGACGCACGCTGCCCCTTGCCCAGATTGCTGCCCGCCTCGCTGCCCGCTACCTCGACGTGTCGCTGGAACTGCGGTCGGTGTTCCCCGGCATCCAACTAGAAACGCCCGCCACCTCCCGCACGGTCGCGGTCAAGGGGCGGCGCGGGGACGCGCCCAACATTCAATGTGTCGGGGTGGGCGGGTCGATCCCTGTGCGGTGCGCGTTCGACCTCGTGGTGCTGGACGACTGCGTATCGGACGAGCACGCCCGCACCCCGCAGAGTCGCGCCGCCGTGTGGGAGTGGCTGCGCGGGTCGGTGCTGTCGTCCCTGTCCGACCGGGGACGTGTGCTCGCACTGGGCGTGCCGCTGCACCCAGAGGACCCGATCTCTCGTCTCGCGGCCCTGCCCGAGTACACCGTCCACCGCACGCCGATCCTCGACGCACAGGGCAACTCGGTGTGGCCTGCTCGCTGGCCGATGGAACGAATCGAGGCCCGCCGCAGGGACACCCCGGCGAACGTGTGGGCGCGTCGGATGCTGTGCCTGCCGACCAAGGCCGAATCCCTGCTCGGGGTGTCGGAACCGCTCGGCACGTTCATGGAAAGGGTGAGCGGCAACGTGCTGCGCGCCCCTCGGCACCTCGGGCCGCTGCTGTCGCTGCTGGAGCGTGCGCGGACGGAGCCTGTGCGCGCCGTCGTGTCGGCCCCTCCGCAGCACGGCAAGACCGAGCTGCTGATGCACTCGCTTGCCTGGCATCTCGCGCAAGACCCGGAGCGCACCCACGCATATGTGACGTATGCAGGCACGCTCGCCAGCGACCGCTCACGCAAAATCCGCTCGATCACCACCGAGGCCGGGATCGAGCTCCCCGAGAAGCCAGGGGGGATGCGGCGGTGGCGCACCGCTCGCGGTGGCGGGCTGATTGCAGAAGGCGTGCGCGGGCAGCTCACGGGCAAAAGCGTAGACGGTTTGTTGATTGTGGACGACCCCTACAAGTCCCGCGTCGAGGCCGAGTCCGTGGTGCAGCGCGAGCAGGTCTGGGGACTGTTCGCGGACGCTGCGTTGACCCGTTTGCACCCGCGGGCCTCGGCAATCGTCGTTCACACCCGCTGGCACGAGGACGACCTCGCTGGGCGTCTTGGCAAGCAGGGTTGGGAGGTCGTCAACCTACCCGCCGTGCTGGAGGACGGCTCGCCCCTGTGGCCCGAGCGGTACTCGGTGGACGACCTCATTCAACGGCGCGCGGCAATCGGGGAGTACTCGTGGTCCTCGCTCTACATGGGCCACCCCCGCCCCCGAGGCGGTGCGGTATTCCGCAACGTGGTCAGTTACGACCCGCAGATTCACGTTGTGCGGGCGAACCAGTGGCGAATCGCCATCGGCATCGACCTTGCCTACACGGCGCGCACCAGGGCCGACTACTCCTCGGCTGTGGTCATGGCGACCGGGGAGGACGGGCGTTGCTACGTCCTGGAGGTGGTGCGACAGCAGGTCGAGGCCCCGCAGTTCGCCACGACCCTGCGCGCGCTGCGGCAGCGGTACGCGGGCGCGCTCCCCCGGTGGTACGCAGCCGGGACCGAGCAGGGCGTCGTCCAGCTCATGCAGTCGATGGGTGTGGGGATCGAGGCCCTGCCGCCGAAAGGCGACAAGTTCTTGCGGGCGCAGCCTGTCGCGGCTGCGTGGAACACCGGGCGAATCCTCGTGCCGACAAATGCCTCGTGGGCCACCCCGTTCGTGGATGAGGTGCTGGCGTTCACCGGGATTGCGGACGCCCACGACGACCAGGTGGACGCGCTCGCGGCTGCATACGACGTGCTCTACCCACAGACAACAGGCGGCACCGTGCAACGGCTGACCGTGGACTTGAGGAGGCGGTAAACGAGCAGGGGGCAACTCTCCGGGATTCCTGGAGAGTTGCCCCCTCGACGTGCGCTGCTACTCCACCACCACGCTGCCCAGATAGGTCGGGTGCGCCGGTGTGCATTTCTGCCCTCGGTCGAACGCGCGGGAGTCGGTGTAGGTGGCCGAGAGCGTTTCGTCCTCGGCGTGCGGGCGGGCGATCACAACGGTCACGGTCACGGGGGCCGCAGCAGTCGGGCGCATGTAGTTCGTCGCCACGCACACGCTGTAGGTGCCCGATACGGGGCTAACCTCCCAATAGATGTTCTCGGGGCCAGTTCCCGACGTGTCGTCGCGGTCCTGCCGCCCACCGTCTGCGGTCTGCTGCTGCCACCCAATCGAGGAACCGCGCGGGGTGGTCACCCACACGTCGATGTCGCCGGGGCGCGACCACGTCGAGGAGAAGCGGAGCTGCCCCGATCCGACGCAGACGCCCGCCACGCACGCCTGCCCGGTCCCGCATTGGATGCCGCACGCGCCGCAGTTCGCCACGTCCTCGGCGGGCTGCACGCACCCGGTATCGCAGATGAGGCCCGTGCAGGTCGGGATAAGCGTGCAGACGCGCCCGTCGCCCTCGTACCCATCGAGGCACGCGCAGGAGAACGCCCCCGGGGTGTTGCTGCACGCGGCGTTGGCTCCGCACGCAGGCTCGGGGGCAGCGCACTCGTTCACATCCCCGCAGAGTCCAGCCCCGCAGGCGTACCCAGCCCCGCAGACACCACACGCGCCTCCGCACTGGTACGCCCCGCAGTCGGGAGAGCAGACCAGCACCGCGCCGTCGTCCTCGGACGCACCGAGCAGCCCGTCGTGGTTGTCGTCGGCCCCGTAGGCGAGCCGCACACCACCGCGCGAGCACACGTCGCCGGGGGTCACGGCCTCCTGTCGGAAGGAGGCTGCGGCCCCGCGCTCTCCTGTGGATCCATCGACACCGTCACGTCCGTTGGTCCCGTCCTTCCCCGCGGCTCCCTGCGCCCCCGGTGTGCCAGCAGGCCCAGCGGGACCAGCAGGACCACCCGCTCCTGTGGCCCCATCGCGACCATCCACGCCAGCAGGACCAGCAACTCCGGGTGCGCCGTTGGCTCCCGCGGGGCCAGTCTCTCCGCGCGCGCCGTCCGCTCCAGCAGGGCCAGGGCTACCATCCACGCCGTCCACGCCATCGCGTCCATCGACCCCGTCCTTCCCTGCCGCACCCGTCGCACCCTGCGGACCCGCGGCTCCTGTCTCGCCCTGCGGCCCAGTCGCCCCAGGGCACAGCGGGACCACCACGTCCACCTCAGAGTCCGACAGCACCTTGTCTTTGTCGTCGTCTAGCCCGATCTCGACCACCGTCCCTCCCGCACACTCCGCAGGGCGTGTGCGGTGCAGCGTGCTGGCCCCCGACATCACCTTGGCGGTGATCGGGTCGCCGTCGCACGCAGCAAGAACGACTAAAGACGAAAGTATGATTCCCCGCAGCATATTGCCTCCACCGACGCACCTGCGCCGCGCGCTTGTCTTAGCCGCGCTCGTGCTGTCGCCTCCCGTTGTGGCCGACGACGACAGCCCGGGGGAGATCGGGGCGTTCATCGAGATCTACCTGCCCCCGCCAAAACCCTCCGAGGCTGAGACGCCCCCACCCGTCGAGGCGACACCGCCGCAAACGGACGCGGGCGCGTTGAAGGCACCGCAACCGCAGCAACCCCCACCCGAGCAGCAAACGCCGCCCGCAGCCCCGCCAGCGGCCCCCGTTGCCCCCACGCCTGCGCTCGGCCAGCACGCAGAGGTGACGCTGGTCCGGCTGACGGGGTGGGGCTGGTCGCGGAAGCAAGCCCGCGAGGCCCTCGACCGGGTGGTGGCGCAGCTCGTGGCGCAGGGGATGCCGCGGGATCGAATCGAGGTCGTGACCGAGACGCAGCGGGGACGCCCCCGCGTGCGCGTGGACGTGGTGCGTGTGACGGAGGTGCCCGATGCTGTGCCAGATACCAAGTGACCTGCTCGATGCCTCCGGGTGCGTAAAGACGGGCGACCTTCAATCGCTGGCCCTGTCGGGGTGCGAGATCCCGCAGGGCCTCTGCCTCACCGTCGAGGAGCCGCAGGCTCCACGGCGCGCACAGGAGCACCCGCTTATGCCCGATGTCGCCCCCGCCCTTTCCGCCCCGTCGCTGACCCCCGGTGGCGTGCCTGTCGCTGCCGCCCCCGTGCAGACGCAGGCCGTCGTCGCCCAACCCGCCCCCGCTCCCGCCGACCCCACCGCGCAGCTCATGGCCCTCGCGGGGCAGAAGGACGTGTCCCCAATGGCGGTCGTTGCAGGCGTTGCCGCCCTCGCAGGGTCGGGCGTCGTCCTCAAGTTCGCCAAGGATCTGTTCCAAAGCCGCAAGGAGACTGCGGAAAAGAAGGCGGAACAGGAATACGAGTTGAAGAAGATGGAGTTGGAGCAGAAGTCCAAGCAGGGCGAGGACCAGCACCAGGCGTGCGGGGTCGCCCGCGCGGCGCTGGAGGCCCGAGTCGTTGCTGCCGAGCAGCGTGCGGGTGCGCTCGACGCCCGCCTCGCCTCGACCGAGCAGTCCCTCGCGGACCTCGGCAAGCGGGCGCAGGCCGCGCTCGCCACCATCGAGGAGTCGTCGCAGGACGCCGCCAAGGTGGAAGCCCGCCTCACCGAGAAAGCCGACGCGCTCTCCAAGCGCATCACCAAACTCGAAACCGCTGCCAAGAAGGCTGCGCCCAAGGGGAAATGACATGGCCGATCTGATGATGGACTGCCCGCGCTGCTGGGGACGTAGCAAGTCGTGCGGGCTGTGCAAGGGCGCGGGCAAGGTGCCCGACGAGCAGTTGTCCCCGCATTTCCGCCTGTCCGAGATGCTGAACAGCGGGACCGCTCGCACCAAGGGCATCCCGAACGAACCCGACGCCGAGGTGTTGGCAAACCTGCGCCTGTTGTGTGTTGAGGCGTTGGAGCCGATCCGCGCCCTCGTCGGCCCGCTCAAGATCAACAGCGGGTATCGCTCCGACCTTGTGAACCAGGCGGTAGGCGGGTCCACGACGAGCGCGCACTCCTACGGCCTCGCCGCCGACCTCAACCCGGTGAAGGGGACGTGGAAGGAACTGATGGACAAGGTGATCGCGGCCAAGATCCCGCTGGACCAGATCATCTTTGAGCACACCTGGGTCCACGTCGGCTTGCTGCACCCGACCAAGAAGAACAAGCGCGGCGACAAGCTGGCGATGTTCAAGGTCGGCGGCAAGACGACCTATGAAGCGTACAACCCGAACGACGCGCGAATCGCCTAGCAATCGAGGTGTGGCATGGGCATCGCCTGGGTGGTAGTCGTGACCCTCCTGCTCGCCTCCGTGACGGTGGTGGGCGTTCTCCAACCAAAGGACCGCGACGAATGACCAAGGCGATGCGCCGCCGCAGGGCGAAGCACCACTACAACGAAGCCATCAAACTCGGGGTGCGGGCCTGCGCGGCAGAGCAGCGCGGCCCGCGGTGGTATGACACCCTCCCTGGTGATTGGCGGCTAGAGGCGATGGCCGTGCGTGCGGTGCGCCGACACTGGAATCTGCTGCGCCGCCTGGGGGATATGTGATGTCGAGCGGGACCGTGGTGGATTTCAGCGTGTTCCAAAAGATCTTCGGCAAAGTGCTCGGGGGTGGGGCGGTACACGACCAGCCTGCGGTCCTGTCGGAGATCCGACTCAAGGGGTTGTCCCCTCGGCAGCAGCGGCTCAACGCAGCGTGGGCGGTCTACCGCTGCGAGGGGTATTCTTCCTGCCGCGTGGATTGGGACGGCGGGCAGGCGATCAGCCAGATGGAATCCGAGGCGGTTCGCTCGGGGGCGTTTATTCCCCCGGGCTTCTATGACGCGGGGGCGATGCTGCCCCTGCGGTATCGCCGCCCCTCGGCCCCCTACGCACTCGGGCGCGTGATCGTGGACCGTTTCACCTCGCTGCTGTTCTCGGATCAGCGGCACCCCCGCGTGCATGTCGAGGACGACGAGCAGACCGACGATTTCGTCGGTGCGTTGATTGAGGGATCGCGCTTCTGGGCTGCGTGGATGCAGGCCCGGATGATGGGTGGCGCGCAGGGTACTGCCTGCGTCGGGTTCCAGTTCGTGAACGGAAAGCCCGTGCTGGAGGTCCACGACCCCCGCTGGTGTACCCCGACGTTCCGCGACCGCCACACCTGGGAGTTGTCCCGGCTGGAGATCCTGTACCAGTACCCGCGCGAGGTGCTGGACCCCGAGTCGGGCCTCGTGCGCGAGGTGCCGTTCTGGTATCGCCGTCTGATCGACGCGCAGCGTGACGTGGTGTTCAAGTCGATCCCCGTCGAGCAGGGCCTCCCGGTGTGGGAGGTCGAGTCCGAGGTGCAGCACGGCCTCGGGGAGTGCCCCGCGGTCTGGGTGCAGAACACCCCCGTGTTGGACGACATCGACGGCGACCCGGATTGCCACGGCGCGTTTGAGATGATCCACGCCATCGACATGCTGCTCGCGCAGGCGCAGACGGGCACGATTGCGAACGCCGACCCGACGCTGGTGATCTCCACCAATGCCGACCTCCCGCCCGACTTGGCGAAGGGATCCCGCGCACCGATCAAGTTGCCGAGCGACGGGCGCGCGGAATACCTGGAGCTGGAGGGCGTTGGTGCCAAGTCGGCAAGCGAGTTGGCCGACCTGTACCGCCGCCGCGTTCTGGAGGTGACGAGCTGCGTGCTGGAGGACGGCACGGGGACTGCTGCCCGCACCGCCACCGAGATCGAGCGCGCCCACGCTGCGATGTTTGCCCGCGCCGACATGCTGCGCGAGCAATACACCGAGCGCGGGATCAAGCCGCTGCTGCACAAGATGCTCCGCGCGGCCCGCATGGTGTCCGAGGCCCGCCCCACCGAGGACGGTGGCGTGGTGCGCGGCGAGGTGCTGCTCGCCCCCAAGTTGATCCGAAACGCTGCGGGGCGGGTGATCGAGAAGCGCCGCCGCGAACCGGGGACCGGGGAGATCCTGCGCGTGGCGTGGCCCCGGTACACCGAACCGACGCTGGAGGAGGCCAAGCTCGCGGTCGAGACTGCGGTCATGGCCTTGTCGGGCAAGATCGTGGACGACACCGCTGCGGTTGCGCTGGTTGCCCCGTACTTTGCCGAGGAGGACTCCAAGGGACTGCTCGACCGGGTGCGCGGTGCCGAGACGGCGCGCACGCTCGCGCTGGACTCTGCGGCGTCGGGCCTCGCCCCCGGGGAGTCGCTGGGCGGCACGGAACCCCTGCCCCCTGTGGTCGCTCCGAGCGCGCCGCTGAACGGGGCGCAGATCACGGCCCTGCTCGACATCGTGCAGCAGACCGCGCGAGGGGAACTCGACCCCGAGGTCGCGGTGCGGACAATCACGCTGTCGTTCCCCGGCATCGGTGAGGACGAAGCCCGCGCGCTGGTGGCGAAGCAGGAGCTCCCCGAGTGATCCTTGCCATCGACTTTGACGGGACGCTGGTCGAGCCTGTCGCGTTCGCGGACGTGACGACCCCGCTGCGCCTCATCCCTGGGGCGCGCGAGGCGTTGCAGTCGATCAAGCGGGCAGGGCACGTCGTCATCGTCTACTCGGCGCGTGCAAATCGCGCCCTGCGGGTATCTCCGCAGCTCGACCCGCTGGTGCGCCTCGGACTGAGGCAGGTCAACGACGCTGCGTGGCTGGCTGCGCGTCCGCTCCACCAAGCGCGGTTCGACGCGATGCTTAGGTTCTGCGACCGCGAGCTGCGCGGCCTCGTGGACGTGGTGGACGACGGCGAGCAGGGCAAACCTATCGCGGACGTGTACCTGGACGACCGCGCCCTGCGATACGGACACGGGCACGACGGCAACCTGTGGAGCGACATCGCTCTGCACTACGGTGTGTGAGGAAAAAATGTCACAGTTTAAGCAGTTCATGGGCGGCAAGATGACTCCGATGGAGGCCCATCGGAAATACGCTTGGGGTGGTCGCCGCTGCCAATGCGGACGCGCCCCGTCGCTTCGGATCATCTCGCTCTGCACCGAGGAGGAGTTCCGCAAGCGTGCCGACCCGCGCGTGCTGACGGCAATCCTGCTCGACAACGAGGGGACGCTCCCCACGCAGCCCACCACCTACGGCCCCATCGTGCGCCTCGGTGACAGCCTCGCGTGCAAGTCCTGCTCGCGGGAAGCCGAGCGCGCTGCCGCCAAGCTGCCCGACTGGGTGCTGGTGGAGTTCGACCGCGGCCCCAAAGAAACTCTGCAATCTGGCTCGTCTGGCGGGAGGTAGACCGTGGCGCGCGAGGGAATCCCGACCAACCAGAAACTGTGGAAACGCATCAAGGCCCAGGTCAAGGCCTCGTATACGACTTGGCCCTCGGCATATGCGTCGGGGCAGCTCGTGCGCCTGTACAAACTGCGGGGCGGCAAGTTCCGCGCACCGAAAGCAGGGGAATCCTAATGGGCCTCGGCAAATGGTTTGGTGAGCGGTGGGTGGACCTGTCGCGTCCCAAGGAGGGCGGCGGGTTTGAGGACTGCGGACGTTCCGAGGCGGAACGCCGCGCGTACCCCAAGTGTGTCCCTGCCTCGCGTGCCGCCCGCATGACCCCCTCGCAGATCAAGAGCGCGATCACGCGGAAACGCCGCGCTCTGTCTGGGGAGTCGCTGTCGAAGCCGACGCCTGTATCCACGCTGGTCAAACTGCGCCGCGCCAAAGGGGGGAAGTGATGGCCGAGGATTCATTCAAGCCACCCGAGGCTGCTGCGCGCGCTGCCGCGCACGGGCTGGAACTGCGCCGCAAGTTTGGGCGGGGCGGCACGCCTGTCGGTGTGGCCCGCGCGCGTGACCTGTCGGGTGGGCGCAACGTCTCCCGCTCGACGGTCGCCCGCATGTCGGCGTTCGCTCGACACCTCGACCAGCCCGAGTCCTCGCCTACAGACGGAGGCCCGAGCGCGCGCGCCATCGCAATCAAACTGTGGGGCGGGCGCGCAGGGATCAACTGGGCGCAGAGCGTCATGGCCCGCCTGCGGAAAGCGGGCAAAGCGTGAGCGCGGATGCGGAAATCGACACGCAGTTCTGGGCGGTTGCCGACCTGGACGACGGCCCGCGCAAGTTCGCTTGCACTAGCCTGCTGCGGAATGCACTCGGGCAGGCCCGCCGAGGCGAGTACCGCGAATGTATGGTCGTTGCGTGGGACACCAAGGGGCGACTGTCCAGCTACTGGACAGACGGCCTTCCCGCCACGCAGCGAATCGGTGCGTTAGAACTGCTCAAGGCCGAGGTGGTCGCGAATCTGAACGCAGGGTGCTCCCACGAGGACGACACCGACACCGACCCCGGAGAGGATTGACCGATGCCTGTCAAAAGTCTGGCCCAACTCCGTTATCTGTTCGCAGCGCAGAAACGTGGGGAAATCCCTGCTGGAACCGCTGAGAAGTTCGTCGCGGAGACGAGCAAGCGGAAACTTAAGGCGTTGCCCGAGCGCGTCAAAGTCCCCGGTGTGGTGAAACTGCGCCGCGCCAAGGCCAAGGGCTAGTCCGATGCCGACCCCCGCATTCCTGCGATACGCGGCCACCCGCGACCGCCCTGCCGAGCCTGCCCTGTCTCCGCAGGAGGTGCGTGCGCTCGACGTGCTGCGCGCAGAGGCTGCGGCCCACGGTGCCACGCTCAAGACGGGTGGTGTCGGGGGCCTGCCCCCGTCGCTGGTGCTGGGCGTGATGCGGCGCGATGGCTACCGTTGCCACCGCTGCGGACGCACGGACCACCCGCTCGACGTGCATCACAAGGGCGACCTCGCGCACCCCGCGTCCCGCTGGCTGTCCGCGCACGGTAAGGCGAACACGCTGCCCAACCTCGTGACCGTCTGCGCCCAGTGCCACGATGCGATCCATGCGGAGGATCGTGCCAAGGGCGGGCCTGCCGCCGCTGCGGGGTACTGATGGCGATCATTCGAGCCGCGGACGCTGCCGCCGAGCGTCGTGTGCGCGAGGTGCTGGAGATCCACGAGCGCGCCGCGCAGCGTCTGATCGAGACGCGCGGGGTGACTGCCGTGCGCCGCCTGTACGACCAGCTGGAGGCCGAACTCGCCCGCAAACTCGACGCTCTGGTGCGCGCAGGGAAGGGCGACCGATTCACCGCTGCACAGGCCCGCGGTCTGCTCGCACAGGTGCGCGCGGCCCAGCTCGCTGCGATCCCCCGCGCGTCGAACCTGCTCGGGGAGCAGTCCCGCGAGGCGCAGATTGCGTCGGTGCGGAATCTGGTGCGCGAGGTCGCGGTGCAAGAGGCCGAGTTCAACGGCGCGACCGTGGTGCTGCCCATCGAGGAGGCCGCGCAGTTCGCCGGGATCATTGACGCCGACCGCGCCTCGCTTCTCCGCGTCCACCGTGCGTCGTTCGCCCGCTACGGGTCCGCAGTCGTCGACGCGGTGCAGCAGCGGCTCTCCGTCGTGCTCGCCACAGGCGGGACCGCGCTCGACGCCGTGCGTGCGGTGCAGGACGAGACGGGCGCGCAGTTCTGGAGGGCGGAACGGATTGTCCGCACCGAAATGTCCTACGCCTACAACGCCGCGCATATGCGGGGGCTGGAGGCATCCCGCGACCTGCTGCCAGACATGGGGGGTCGCTGGACCGAGCGCGTGGACGATTTCACGGGCCAGCCTCTCGACAATCGCGTTGCCGCCGACTCGCTGGTGCTGCACGGGCAGGTCGCCCGCCCCGTGGGCCTCGACGCGGGACGCCTGCTCCCCGACGCCAAACAAATCGACACCACGCTCGGGGGCGAGGCACCGCTCGGTGGGTGGGAAATGCCGCGCGACAACCGGGTCAACGCGAAACTGTGGGGGCGTCGATACTCGCAGCCCCCCAATCGCCCCAATGACCGCAGCCGCGTTGTGGCATGGCGCGCGTCATGGGGACGACCCGGGTACGTTGTAAGGGGCGGCGAGCGTGTACCGATTACCAGCGCGGGCGCAGCAAGCCGCCTGCTGACGGAGTGACCCGATGGACGTGCAGAAACTCAAGGCATTCGCTGGGATGGCTCCCGCTCCTGTGCCGACCGAGAAAGCCGGGATGAAGCCTGCCGCCGCCTCCGCGATGCAGGAGATGATGCGGAAAGCCGTGGAAATGGCCGAGGAATCCGACGAGATCGCCTCGATGCTCCGCGGATTCGATCCTGCCGAGGACGAGGCCCCCGAGGGCGTGCTGGACATGCCGCTGTTCGAGCGCGCTGTCGCCGCCGTTGATCCCGAGGGCAAGGGCAAGGGATTTGACGAGCCGTATGCGGTGGCCCTCGCGCTGTATAAACTGATGGGCGGTCGCTGCGAAGCCTACGAGGCCGAGGAGTCCGACGAGGACGAAATCGAGGACGAGGAGGAATAATGGCCGACGATACGCTGAATGAAAAGACCGCGGCGTTCCGCGACATGCTGGTCGGACGATTCCCCCAGGGCGTCGTCGGACGTGACGCGGCCCTCCCCGAGCTGTCGCGCGCGAAGCCCACCGCCGCGCAGGAAGCCGCCAAGGGGAATCTCACCCCCGATGTGTTCCCCCGCCCGCGCCCGATCCCGGCTGGCGGCAAGCCGTTCGCTGGTCTGAAAGGAGGCCGCTGATGTTCAACGGAATCAAGAATATGCCGATTCGCACCTCGCGCACGCAGGCCGAGAGCATCGGCACCGCCTCCGGGATGCTGTCCACGCCCGATTACGACGCGCAGGCTGGCGTCCCTGCGGGTTCGCCCGTGGGTTCTCCCGGCCAGCACTACGCCGACCCTGCCGCTGGTCTGGGCACGCTGCCCAAAACCCCCGTGGCGCAATCTGTCCCGTTCCGCCTCGGCGGCGGATAGGAGTTCAACGTGAGCCACCGCCCCAGCTACGAGTACGTTCTGGAAGCCGAGAAGAACAAGTCCTGCCCCACGGTCGCGTGCTATTACGACGCGCACTACGGACAATACGCCCCCATCCCTGCCCCTGCTTCGCAGCCCGCGAAGCTGCTGGGCCAGCCCAAGCCCTTCGCCGCCCTCATGGGCGGGAAGTAGGAGTCCCCATGCTCACGCAGATTGCTCAGTCCGCCCCCCAGGGGAACGTCATGGCCGAGGTCGTCAAGGCCGAGGGATCGTATGTCGGCAACGTGCCCGCCACGCCGTCGCTGGGCGAGCTGACCGCCGCTGCCTCGATGCCGATGGCCCCGGCCCCCGCGCCCTTCAAGCTCAAGGGCTAATCAATGAGCCTCGTATCCACCCCGAGCACGGTTCGCCTCGCAGGTTCGCTCACGATCCAGCCAACGCTGCCGATTGCGGGCGGCACCGAGTCTGCCGTGCAGGTGGACGAGGTGTTGACCGCTAAGAGCGTGTCGGAGCAGGTGTTTACTCTCGCAGCGAGCGGCGCGCAGTTGCTCGCAACGACGACCCTGCTCAACTCGGACGCTTCGCTTGTGTTCGTACAGGCGACCGGGTCGGTGTCCGTATCGGATCAACCATCGGGTAGCGTTCTGAAGGCAACTGGCACGTTCATCGTCGTATCTCGCGCGAACAACTCGTACTCAAACGGGTTGCTCGTGACAAACAACAGCAGTACCACCCCCGTCACCGTGCGCGTCATTCTCGCCGCGCTTCAGTAGGAGTTCCCGCCATGTCCATCACCGTCACCAAGCAGCACATCGGCACGGAAATGATCAAGGTTTCCGCCGTCGTTTCCCAGGCTTCCGGCACCACCATCACGCTCGACCAGGAGCCCTTGTTCATCCAGTCGGTGCGCGTCACCGCTGGCGGCTCGGTCGGCCTGTACTGCGTCTCGGACGCCGCTGGCGCGGTTGTGGACGTGGGCAGCGAGGTCGGTGTGTGCAAGCTCGACGGCAAGGTGCTGACGTTCAACAGCGCGCTCACGGGCGCGGTGATCGTGTACGTCTGCGCCGCTGGCGAGCTGAAGTAATCTCTCGCCCTGAGCGAATCCCTTGGCCCCCTGCGTGAATCGTCCCCGCGCAGGGGGCTTCCTCCCAATCGGGACACCTGCACAGACGGAGTGCCGCCACGCATACGCGGAGCGGTAAATCCACGGAGAATGGCACCATGTCTGACGTGATGAGTTCTACCCCCGAAACGCTTGTGAGCAGCGGAGATCAAATCGCTGCCGCCACGGCTCCCACGCCCGTTGCCCCTCCCGCAAACACGTTGCCCGTCGAGGCTGCGACTGCTGCGGATGGCAAGGTCGTGAGCGTCCCGACGAGCGCGTTTGCCAAGATCAAGCAGGAAGCGACCGAAAAGGGCCGCAAGACTGCGCTGTCTGAGATCGAGGCAAAGGCGAAAACGCTCGGGTTCGATTCGGTGGACGAAATGTGGTCGGCTCTGTCGGCGGCGTCTGCTGCTGCTGCTGGTGGAGAGGCCCCCGCGGCCCCCGCACCCGCCCCGACCAAGGCGGAAGCCAAGCCCACGGCCAAGGCCGAGGCGAAGCCTTCTGCTGGAAAACAGGACGAGGCGCACGTCCTCCGCGTGGCTCGGGAGATCGAGCGCGCGCGCAAAGATGCCGAGAAGGCCGCACGCGAGGCCCGCAAATACAAGGCCGAGCTGGAGAAGAAGCAGGCCGAATCGGAGATGCGCGAAATGGCGATGAAGTTCGGCGTGCGCGAGCACCTCGACTTTACGCTGCACCTGCTGGAGTCCGACCTGCGCGGTATGTCGGAGGAGCAGTTGTCGAAGTTCGACGAGACGGAATGGTTCGGGAAGTTGCGCGCATCCCGCCCGTACCTGTTCGGTGAGCAGCGAATCCCCGCAACCACGGGAACCGCCGGGGGCAACGCGCCCAAGGCCCCGGGTGCTGGTGATACTGCTGCCGCTGCTGGGGCCTCGGGAATGTTCGACGGGATGCGCTCGTCGGCGCAAGATTTCAAGTCGCGGTTGGCTGCACTCGGCCTCCGCGGGGCGTGATACAGACACGCCGCGACAATCCATTGACGCACCCATTTCTAGGGCCGTGGGTGCGTCCTCGCCCGCAAGGCGCGGGCAACCACGGCCCGAATAGCAGGAGGCCACGATGGCCGATTTCAGCGTGATCGCACAGACTCCCGTCGTGCGCGCTCTTGTCCAGGAAAACCTGTTGCAGCGGGCTTTCCACGATTCTCTGTTCCCCCGTATGCTGTTCCGCGGCGAGGCCGAGGTCAGCGAGTGGAACGGCAACCTGGGCGACACCATGATTTTCAGCGGTGTTGGCTTGATGCCCAAGTCCGCGAAGCCCCTCGCCCCGACCGAGGATCCGCTCCCCCAGACGTTCGCCGCCGAGCAGTGGTCGAGCCAACTCAATATGTACGCTGGTTCGATTGACACCCACATGCCCACCAGCGCGAACGCCATCGCTGACCTGTTCCTCCGCAACGCCCAGCAGCTGGGCCTCATGGCGGCGCAGTCGGTGAACACCCTCGCCCGTGACCGCATGTACAACGCGGCGATGTCGGGCAGCACCGTTCACGACAGCGCGTCTCCCGTGACGGGCACCAGCATCGCCGTCAAGCGGTTGAACGGTCTGACCAAGGCGCGCCGCCCCGGCGTGTCGGGTGCCTCGCAGGTGCGTTTCGAGGCCGTGAGCCCCGGCAACCCGCTGCCCGTGCTCGTGTGGACGGGATCGGCCTACGCCTCGCGGAACATCGTGGGCTACACCAGCGTCGTGGCTGGTGACGAGATCGGACCGGGAACGATCACGCTTGACAGCTCGGTTACCGCGGGTGCTCGCGGTGCTGTGCTCGCCTACGACCGCAGCGTGCAGATCTACGCCGACGCGACCGCGACCGACACCATCGACTCGCTGACCGCGACCGACGTGCTGACGTTCAAGCAGATCCGCAGCGCGGTGTCGCGTTTCCGCATCCAGAACGTGCCCGAGTTCGCTGACGGGACGTTCCACATGCACTTGGATCCCGTGTCGGAGAGCCAGCTCTACGATACGACCGAGTTCCAGCGGCTCAACACGTCGATCCCCGATTATTACATGTACAAGCAGTTTGCCATTGGCACCCTGCTGGGCGTGAGCTTCTTCCGCAACACCGAGGCTCCTCTCCCCGAGACTGTCACGGGCGGCGGCACCAGCAACGCCACCGAGTCGTTCTCGCAGGAAGATCCGTTCGGAGGCGAGATCTGGAACGCTGCGGACGTGAAAATCCACCGCGCCCTGCTCGTGGGCCAGAAGGGTCTGCACGAGTACTACCAGAATCCCGCCCTGTACCTGTCCGACGCCGGGCTGAATGGCAAGATGGGGTCGTTCTCGATCACCAACAACGGTATCGAGGTGTTCGCCGACCGAATCTCGCTGGTGCTGCGCGCCCCGTTGAACCGCCTCCAGGACCAGGTGACCGCCACCTACAAGTACGTCGGCGATTTCGTGGTTCGCACCGACGCCTCGGTGGGTGACGCTGCTCGGTACAAGCGCGTGTGTTCGATTGCCCACGCGGGCGAGTAATCCGCTACGGTGACCACGGGGCTGGCGTGCAAATGACGCGGCCCCGTGAGTCACGATAGGGCGGGCGGTCTGTGAGCGGCGTTGGTGGACGCCGACAGACCCCCGCCCGCTACTGGAGGGGTGCCCGAGCGGTCAAAGGGAGCAGACTGTAAATCTGCCGGTCATCGGCCTACGTTGGTTCAAATCCGACCCCCTCCACCACGAACGAGTCACGAATCGGTCCCCGCTGCACCTGTGGTGCGGTTATCGACCCCGCAAGGGTTGAGGTGGACTGTTCGGGGTGAGGACTGCGGGATGCGGTCTAGCAACCACCCCGGTTGGAGTTGGGTCTGTGATCCGACTCCGTTTCGGGGCAATCCCGGCGTTCGCTACGGCGACCGCCTGGGTATCCAGCCCCGGTTTGACCTGCGAGCCTGTTGGTTTGCGGACGTGATGACAATCTGGTGTGCGAGGATCGCTGAGTGCGTGAGTTGCACCGTCGATTGTCGGATGTGCGGTGCGATGCCGTGTCTGAGGCTCGCGGACGACCTGCGTCAATGGTCGGTTCGCCTCGGGTACTAGGGATCGCGCCGCGTCGTTTTTTCTGGAGGCAACATGGCACGTCGCAAAGCACCGACCGCAGAGGCCGCACCGCTGGAGTTTGCGGGTGAGGTGGCCCCTTCGCTGGTCGAGCAACCTACCGACGCCCACAGCCCCCCTAGCGGCCCTGTTTCGACCCCTGTGGCCGAGGCTGCGCCTGCGTTTGTCGGTTGGGAGGTCGTCGCGGACTGTGCGGTGACCCAATACGGGGTGCGGCAGGTGTTCGCAGCGGGGCGGCGGTTCCCCGCGAGCGACTACAGCCAGCTTGACATCGACATCTGGACACGGCTGGGCGCGAAGTTCGCGCGGGTGGGGTAGCACATGGCTCTGAGTGCCGAGGAAAAGGCCCGCACGCGCTACCATCTGGGCTACCCCAACGTCACCCGCATGACGACCCTGTTTGCCAACGTCCCTGCGGCGCGGCAGACCGGGTTCCTGCTTGAGCAGGCGATGGATGTGCTGCTCCCGGACGGCGAGGCTTTGGTGCGGGATCTGATCTGCAAGCTGGATCGGATCGACTGCCAGCTGATCGAGGCCGCGGAACGGATGCAAGCGGCGGCGGTGGGCAACCTCAAGATGCGCGAGGACGAGCAGGGCGCGTTGGAGCAGCTCTACCAGCGGTTCGGATTCCGCCTCGCGGACGTGCTGGGGGTGCCTGTTTACCCGCTGTCGCGCCGCTACCAGACCAACCTCACGGGTGGGACTACGCCGACCGCGGGCAACCTGCGGGTGCTGCACTAGGAGGCCACCGTGTCCTGCGCTACGCCCCGCGACCCGTACCGCCCGCTGACCGCCGACGAGCTGTCGCGCACGCTGACGCAGCGACTGATCCCTGTGGCAGACCGAATCCGCGCGGTGGGTGTGCGTCTCGGCACGCGCACCTACGAGGTGCGGATCGTGCGGACGGCGTGGACCGGGGAATACCGCGGCGAGGGCATGGAGTATGTGGTCGAGGAGTACCCGCTGACCCCGACGCCCCTGGTGGACGGCCTCGATGGCATCCAGCAGAGCACGCAGGACGTGGGCCAGATCGAGCAGGGCACCGTGCGCGTGTCGGAAATCTCGGGACGCTACAGCGCGGATTTCCTGCGTGGTTGGGGTGTGAACAGCCAGCCCCCAGCGCAGAACGAGCAGGTCTACTACGAGATCCGATACCCGACCGCAGACGGTGACGGGGTGCGTCGTCGGTTCACTTTGCGCGCGGGGCCTGCGTATGTGGCCGACCGTGCCGAGTGGCAGATGTCGCTTGAGAAGCAGATCGCCGACCGCGCACCCGAGGGGTACTGATGGCCGTCGTCCGCATGGACATCGGGGATCTGACCCGCGCCCAGCAACGGCTCGCGGACCAGTTCCCGCGTGCGATCCTTGCGGGGCTGGAGTCTGTGTCGGGGTTCGTCGAGCAGGAGTTGGTTGCAGAGTCTCGGCAAAAAGCCTTCTACAACGGCGACTACACGCGCGGGTGGACTCGGGACCGGGCGCACGCCTACGGGCGCGGCTACCGCGTGCGGGTGTTCAACCCCATCGCCTACGCGGGCGTAATCGAGATGGGGCGCAGGGCTGGACGCCCACCCCCGCCTGCCGACGCGATCCGCGGGTGGGTGCAGCGTGTGCTCGCCCCGCCGATGGACCAGCTGGAGCGCATGGTCAACCGGGTGCGCTGGGGGATCGCCCGCAAGGGCACCCCGGGCAAGCGGATCATGGGATCGACCATCGACCGAATCAGCGGGCAGGTGCCTCGCATCCTCGCTGACGAACTGCTCGACGCCATGCGTCGGGCGAACAGGTGACCTAATGGCGTCCTGCCCCCCACGCCCCGCACCGATCAGCCCCTCGTGGGACGGCCCAGGGCCGTTCCTGTACGGAGGCACCGACGTTGTGCCTGTGTTGCGGACAGGAGCCGTACCGACACCGACTGCGCGGCAGGAGTGCGATGCGCGGACTGCGATCACCCGCGGGCTGGCACGCTACCTCGCAGGGCTAGAGGTGCAGGGCAACGCGGGGCGCGTGCTGACATTCGGCGGGCGCGTGGGCGAGTCCTGGGCCGATCCCGAGATCCAAGCGCAGTTCCCCTCGGCGGTCGTGCTTGGCGTTGGCCCCGCGCAGTACGACGCCTCGCGGCTCGTCCCCTCGGCGGTGGGGCAGCTCGCGCTTCCCGATGGGCGCGCGATCCTCGCATCCAGCGAGCTGTCCATGACTGTCGCCCTCGACGTGTGGGCGACCGATTCGCGTGCGCGGGCTGCGCTCGTGGCGGGGCTGGAGTCTGCGCTGTCCCCCGTGGAGTGGCGGTATGGGCTGCTGCTCGACCTGCCATTTTATTTTGGGGCGCGGGCGTCATATGAACCGCAATCGGTCGAGTACCAGGACAGCGAGGACGGGGCGACCCGGCG